GGAGGACACGTCACGATCCAGGAACACCACTGCATTGTCGCCGTCTACAAGTACGTCAAACTTGCCTCGGGCTAGGTCTTGTAACGGACCAATGACAGTGGCCAACATGACGATGGTATTACCCATCCCCGTGTTGTAGTCCCCGCTCGCTCTCGCACCCTTCCGCGAAAACTTGACACCGCTACGCAGCTCGCCAGTTAACTCGAGCTGTGCATGGAGTAGACGTACCAGACCCCGATCCCCAGGGAAAGCCGCCTTGTACACCCCATGCTCCTCACGCAACTGCCATGGACCAACGTGAGACTCAAAAGCCTTACCGTCCACTTCAAAGGCGACACAGTTGTCCCTCGCCTTGAACTTCCGGACTATCAGATTAGCCCGCTCCGTCTGGTTCAGCCCTTTTGCCACAACTCTCCCAGACCCACCGTGGAACAACCTGGGCCCAGTGAGGGAGCCCCAAAGCCAGTGTTCCAAAGGCTTAAGCCGAGAAGCTAACGCCAAATTGTACCTAGGAGATCTTGGACAAATCATCCTAGGTTTCATGGGCTTGGCCATGGCGTTGTACTTCTCGGCTTTGAGGAAAGCTCTGATGTAGCTGTCTTCACCAGACAGTCTACCATCAACCCTCAAGCTCTCCTCCGCCTTTCGGTACCTTAACCGGAGTGCACCACTGTACGACTCCGCGGTCTGTAGATAGCTCCACTGCTGTACATCGCCTTGCGCTGCAATCCGTCTGAGACCACGGAAAACAGCTTTAACAGAGGGTCCAACCTCTTCGAAGACTTGTACAGGCAGCGGTGCCAGAACTCGCATGCCCAACGCAGCGAGTTCGTTGTGAGGGCAATCTGCATGCACTGCCGGTACCCACATGCCCAAGGCCTGCGGCAGTGATGCGCTCCTCATTGCGCGCCTTCCTCCACAGCATTCCGTGCTGTCCCAATCAACTTTGTCGGTGTTCAGGGAATACTCTGCCAACGTTGCCACCTTCTGGCTGCACTGTGCTGCAACCAAAAGGTTAGAACTGGTAACGCGTGAAATGGCATCGGAATACTCCGATGCTAAGCAGAGCCCAACAAAGTCAACAGGGCCTCCCTATTGCAGGAGGGGATCACCGGCGCGGTGGCTCTCGCCCGACACCACTCGGTGCACATAAGAGGTAGCTACCCTCTCATGCGTGCTAGGCATCATAGCCATGGACGTCGCAGCGGCAACCGCTAAATCCATGATATGGGCCCTGAGACCCATAGCCTTGCACCACCCCTGTGCGCGCGTTCTCAACGCACCCAGGAGCAGACCGTCGCGCTTTCTGTACAGCGCGTAGGTGCGCAAACGTCCCAAGAGTTCTGGAAAAACCAGAGAAGCTTCTTCGGCACCAGTGTCCACTATGAAATAGACATGGTCTTGCTTCCTCTTGGGGCGTTCGCCCTCTTCCACCTCTCCCACCTCAACGACCCCTCCACCAAGGAGTCTAGCCCCGCCCTCGATAGTGCCCAGAAGGTAGTTCTGGACGTCCGCTCTATCCTTGTCCGCGAGGTCTGGTGTCCACCGGCGGCCAAGGAAAGAGGCAACGACGCCTTTCCTACCTCCCAAACAGGTCTCGAGCGCACGTACCCAACGTGCACGGGGCCTGAGTCGTGCGAACACGACCCCTGCCGGGGCTGAGGCG